AGGACTATACCGATACTCAAGACACCCCATGTACGTAACCGAAGTCCTGTTCCTCTTAGGTGTCAGCATAGCCTCAGCCTCATGGATCTTCCTGTTATTTCCCATCATAATTGCAGCAGGAGCCGCATACTTCATAAAGATGGAAGAAGCCTTTTGCCTTGGACACTACGGTGCCGCCTACCGCGAATACATGAATAAAACCCCAAGATGGATAGGAATGCCAAAATCAAACAAAAAAGACTAACACCCCTTCACTTCAGTATCTACAACTTGTGCAAAACATCCCAAACCTCAACAACAACATCAATATCCGTCGTAGTTCGTGGCACACCATAAAAACTCGCCGCCAACGCCCCAGTAAACATATAATCCAAACCAACAGCACCAAAACCCTCAACCACCCTTCTAATCAAATCAAAAAAAGTTTCCAACCTCTAAACCTCACGCCTACGCCATCTCTTCGCCCAAGCAATCCTCGCCCTCAACCGCTCCAAAAGCTCCTCATCCCCAATACCCGGAAACTCCGCCCTAATACCCTCCGCACAAACCCGAACACACACATCAGTCATCTCAACAGCAATATTCACCTTCTCCTCAGGCTTCAACCCACCCACAGACAACCACACCACCCAAACCTCAAACCAAATCCTCATTTATCTCTTCCTTTCAGAACGTTTAAATCTTGTTTAAAAATGTTGCACTCATACAGTTTTTGCTGGAAAATTATTGCGCTTCAAAACACGTTTGGTAGGAAACTTTATATGTACTACCAAGCATGTGTACTACAGTGACAGAAATGGAAACCGAAGTAGTAGTAACCAGAAAAGGCCAAACCACAATCCCCGCCAAACTCCGCAAGAAATACAAAATTCAAGAAGGAACAAGACTTGAAGTCATCGAAACCAAAGAAGGCATCCTCTTCAAACCCAAAAAATCAACAATCGACCTCGCCGGTTCCGGAGCCAAACATGCAACCCCACAAGAAATGAAGAAACTTCTGGACAAACTCAGGGAAGAAGATGCCTAAAACAGTCTACGACACCAGATTCTTCATCGAACACTACTACTCCAAAGATAAACAAGTTCTAAGAAGAACAATAGAAGAAATAAGAAAAACCAAACAAAAATATATTTCAGCCATAGTAATCCACGAAGTCTACCAACTCACACTCAAACGAGAAGGACGCGAAACCGCAAAACTAAGAACAAACCTACTGGAGAAAGACTTCAAAACAATAAACGTAGATGCAAAAATCGCAAAAACCTCAGCCGAAATAAGACACAAATACAAAATCTCAATGGCAGACAGCATAATAGCAGCCACAACCCTATCCTTGAAAGCAACATGCATCTCAGACGACCCCCACCTCGAAGCCATCAAAGAAATCAAAACAAAATGGATCTAGAGAAAAGCCGAAAGCTTGACTAAAGCCTCAGCCTCTTAATCAAAACCTTCACCCTCTCCTGATCCTTCAGAAACTCCTCAATAATCGCATTCGTCAACTGGTATATCCGCAGGTCATTCAACAACGCCAGCTTCCTAATCTCCCTATGCAAATTATCACGAACCTCAACAACCGTCCTCCTGCCCTTACCCAACGCCTAAATCAACCTCGCAATCTTATGCCTACTTAAACTATCTGTCTTGCTACGCAAAGCATACAAATAATCAGCAAGCAAAGGCTGCTCACGCCCAAGCTCCAAAACAACCTCCAAACTCTGCGTCTTACCATCCACATAATACTCAACACTTAAAACACGAAAATCATCATCAACATTCTCATTCGGAAGTGTCACGTGAACCTTATCCCCAGCCAAAACAGGCGAATCACCATAATCAATCACCGTGCTCCGCAACGTCAAATACTCAGCCGGCTCCTTCAAATGACTAAGCAACGCCTTAGCCCTCAACACACACTCATTATCACTATAAAGCTCCTCATCAACCTCCACAACCTCCCGCAAACCATAACTACTCTGACTCCCAGAATCCTCCTGCATCGAACTGTATCTACGCCCACCAAAAAACAAACCATCAACCCAAAAACTGCCCGTTCCAGCACCATCAAACCAACAATCAAAACGAATCTTCTTTATATCAGCCCAATCAAAACCACTCTCAACATCCCAAACATCCGCATTCTCCGCTCCAACCCTAAACTGCTTCTGAAACCACTCACCAGCACCAACACTAAAAAAACGAGAAGCACTCTTGTCCGCACCATCATAAAGCACCACATCCACATTCCCATTAAAACTGCTTTCACGCCTAACCCAAAAACTCAAAACAGGATAAAGGTTAGCATTAACTTCTTTACCACTATTCAAAGTCAACATACACCCCGCATAATAAAGACTCTGAGCGTAAGTCTTGACACTACCAGAACCCCTAATCTTCACTGAACTGTCAAGGCTAACATCACCCGAAACCGCACTCCAAGAACCATCACTCGGCGTTAAGCTTTCAGTCCAAGCATCCTTATCCAACGGAACACTCTTATCCGCAACCCCAAAAACAACAACCTTATTCCGCACACGATGAATATCCTCACGATACTCACTAAACTCTATACGATCTGTTAGACTGACAGAAGAGGTTTTGCTGTTCCTCGGGAAAAAAGCGAACTTGCCATCAGGCTCAACGCGAAAATCAAAACCAATAACACCATTCTTGTCAGCCGAACCCGCAACAAACTTCAAAACATCAATAACAGGCGTGTTCTCATACTCCAGCTTTGTGTATGTCGTATCCGTGTCTTCTATGAGTTCCGTGCTATCCCTGACATGGCTTAAACCAACATAATAATCTATCAGATCCTTAACTATTTCCTCGCCCTTCTTGTTCTCATAAGTTTTCGTGACAACTCGGCGAAAAAGCCTCTCGCCCCAACACCTGCCACTAACACGCACGTAATTAGCCGTAGGTGTACCCTCATACTTGACGCTTTCAACACGACACGTTATAATCTGTGGAACTGTTGCGCCTCTGCCAATGTCAATGTGTCCATCCATACCAACGTTAATAGCGTTCGCTTCACCAGAACTGTATTCTTTGTTCCAATTTTGCAGCAGACATTCGAAGCTGCTGACCTCCCGAGTACAACCTAAGTGAACACGTAAGCCAATAACATCTCCTTGAGGCGGAGTCACAGAACCAAAAACAACGGCAACCTCAGGAATTTCAACACTCACCCTATTCAACACCCCGCCTGTACAAAGCCTCCTCTTCACCAGCACGGGTTATGCTACGGCTACGTGTCGGCATCTCAGCAACAGCAGTATTATACTCCTTAACGCTTGCAGTGGCAACATTCATTTGGCTAGCGAAATGCCACATAGCAACAGCCGCAGCAACTATAACAGCCACTCCCACACCAGTCAAAGCCAAAAACGTTGCATAACTAACATTCAAAGCATTTTGGGCAGCAGTCGCAACCCAACAAGCAGCAGCATAAACCTTCTGAGCCACAGCCACACCCCAACTCGTCCTCATAAAAACACCCATAACACCGACAACCATCATCGCAGAATTGAAAACCCTAGCCTGCTCATCATTCAACAAGCCGAACTGATGGGCTATATGACCAATGGCTGTGCCAGTCGCACCCAAACCAGCAAATGCTGAACCAAGACTTTTAATCCGCACTGCCAAAGCTTCAGCATCCGTTCGAACTCTCGCAAACTCGCCACTTGCTCGATTAACAGCACGTATCGTAATTGCTATTTCACGAAAACTCATAACCCAGCCTCCACCTTAGCCGCTTCCAAAGCATCACAGATAATCCGTTCAAGCTTCGGCAGATACTCTTGAATGGCTGGATAAAGGTATGGTCTTGCACGCATGTAGCGAGTGCCAAACTCAACGAATAAGGCATAAGCTGCTTCCGCACCGATTTCAGCAATCCACTCTCGGATTTTAGCGTAGATTGTGCTTCTCAAATAGCCTGTCCGCACTGGCACAAGTTGCTGAGCCATAACTTTGACAGCCTCAGCCCAGCTTTCCAATTGACGATGCACATGCCTTTGCATTGCAGAGTCAAACCGTTGGATAGCTTGCCTAAACTCTTCAACACCTTCCACATAACAGCTTATTTCAACGGACATGTCATTTCGCCTCCCTTTCCATTTTTTGCCTCTCTTCCTCAGCTTGGCGGTCAAGCTCGTTTAAGATGATAATGAACTGCTGGACTGTTTTAGCTGGTTGTCTTTTGAGCTGGCTTGGTGTCCAGCCGAACTCTTTGCACAAGCGGAAGTCTGTGATTGCTGCTTGAGGCTTTTGTCTTCGCATGGCTCTGATAAAAAACGAGTCTCATCAAGGCTGACATTGTTAAGCCTGTTCACTATTTTGCTGAAAAGCTCCCCGAGCTCGATTGGTATGCCGTCTTCGCCTTCGCTTAACAGTTTTTTAAGGCTGATTGGCTTGTGGGGTGGCTGCTCCTTGAGACTAGCCCAAATGGTTTCAGCTTGAACAGCCACGTAATCAGCGTTTACAATTTGTCCGCTAATCGGATGATACTTTGTGTATTTCTGGATTATGCGGCTTCGCTTAGCCCAGCTCATCTCAGCGAAAACGTAGCTTCCAGCATACTCCTCGCCAAAGTGGTTGTCAAGCTCCAAAACCTCAGTTCGCATTCACTAAGCCTCCTAGCTTATGGTTAGGTCTCTGGCAACAAAGGTTGCCTTCAAACTCACCAAGTCTTCAATACGTGTTGGCGTAGCGACATTTTCCCATTTACAATACTTAAAGAGGGCACTGTTTGTTCCGCCCAAGCCAAACTTTAGGCTGAACTCGCTGTCGTTTATTATGTCGTCAAACTCTTGTTTGCTCTCAAACTCAAAGATTAATTCACCTGTCAAGTTGCGGTGGCGTGCAGACAAATACTTCAACAGAAAGCCTTCGGTGCTGCGGATGACTGGCACACGCTTCAAATTGTTCTCTATCGTGAACTTCCAGTCCGTCACCCTTTCAACAGCCGCCAAGTTTGAGCCGTCAGCATCTCCACGCTGAACATAGCTTTCAAAGTATGGCACTGCACCAGCATAATCCAAGTATGTGGCTCCAGAAATCTTAGCGGTTCCAACAACAACATTTTGACCAGTAAGTTCAACAGTTGCCTTCACAACATCTTCAATGCTGCATTCCACGACAGCCTTGTCAATCCTACAGCCCTTATACAGCAAGTCAATCATTTCAGAAGTTTTCTCATAGAAGACCTCAACACTCAAAGAGTTCAATGTCTGCACATGTTGCAGAAAGTTTATTGGAGCATCGCTGGGCAGTGGATAAACAATTTTCACGTTTGCTTGTCTCAATCCCTTTTTGATTGCTTGTAAATCTCTGCTTCCTATGCCGCGCATTTTGATTAGACTCGGATTCAAGGATGGTTCAACGTTCTCTGCTTCTATGCTGAATATTGATGGATTCGAAGGCGTAACGCCGTAGCTCGTTTCTTCCACATAGTAGATTCTCGCTTCATGGGCACCATATGGCATACTCATTTCTTTTCATTCCCCCTTTTTCATGAAACCTCAACATTTTCAAACATCCAAGTTTTAACCGTGAATTCAGTGCGGAAAATGAAAGGCCTAACTCTCACATCATCCAAATCTCGAAAACCCGCAACATCGCAGTATGTTATGCCGTTGACAGTAACTGTGCAGCATACATAATCGCAATAAAGGACAGCGGCTGTTGAACCATCACTTGGGTTGGATGTTCTTGCAAAAAGCCAAACAAAACCATCATCATCCATGTAATCAGTCAAATCCGACATCAAGCTAATCGTAACCGTCTCGTCTTCCGCAACTGCACCCGACGTTTGAGTGTTCTGCCAAGCTTCAGCCACGTGATTCCAAACCTTAATTAGAAAGCCACTACCAGCTGGAGCAGTTCCATAACCTTCAAAAGCTAAGACAATTTTCTTAGCAGTCTGCACTTTGCTTTCTATTTTGAAGCGGAAAAGCATCATAGCATATTCGCCATTGTTGTCTGCAGTTTTTGAGAAGTGTGTGTCATCGCTGTACCAGATTTTCGTGTAATCTTCGTCTGTCAGTTCGTTCCAGCCGTTGTCTTGAGGAGTCAGCTCGGTCTCAGCAATTGCATGATAGGCTTTATGCGTGTCCGTTGTTTGGCCAACACTGTAAAAGTCGTAGACTGTTGTGTTTGGCTTGTTTCTGTTCTGTCTTATTATGCGGCTAATTTCTTCGCGTATTTTCTCTCGTAGAACGCGTCCAGTAATGGCTTGTTCAGGCTTGTCTGTCGCCCAAATGTTAACCCTTAAAAGGCTTAGTCTCCTTCTCGTTTTGGCTGAAATCTCCAAGATTTGTTCTCGGCTCGCCTCTAAGCCAAGGGTTACTTGCCCATCATAGTTTTTGAGAAGTTCACAGTCATACCATTCTTTGCTGACGTGTATGTTTGCTAGGCTTTCGTCGTCCTTCACAACATGCATGTTCTTCTGCAGAAGCCTAACAATCGTTGTCACAGGGTCTTCAACTTCACTCATGAACTGACTAACCTCCTGCAAACTGCTTTGAAATAGGCTGTTTCACCCTTGAAGCTGAAGGGTTGGACGCTTTGAACCTCGTAGTCCTTGCCTTTTCGTCTTAACTTGTCATGATGCCTCAAAGGTGCAAACACGTAAACATTGATGTAATCCTCTATCAAGTAGCCTGGCTCCATGAGCACCTCTCCGATGCGGGTTGGGCTGACAATTGCTTGAATGTCCACTGGCTCGCCGTAGCTGATTCTTTCGGCAGCCTCGACAACAGGGTAAAGTGTGACGTTTTCGCCTTTAGACCGTAAAATCTGTGTGAAACGTGTGGAAGGTTCTTCATAGTTTAAGTAAAGAAGCGATAGCCAGCAGACAGTTACCATGGCCTTCTTGTTTTCAACAAAGCCGAAATCATCATGTTTAACACTCCAATACATGAATTGCTCCTGATGTTTGCCTATGATTTTTATGCTGAACCAGAGGCTTGGCTTGTCACAATCTTTGCGGATTTTCCACAAGATTCCCGCAGTAACCGCATCGTAATAATTGCAAGCTGGGGAACGACTGACAACGTTTATGTAGCCAGCCCAGCAAATGGCAGGATTATAAGCGGGATACTGCGCACTAGCCCCAATAGCGTTGATGAAGTCGTAGACTTTCTGAACTGTGGTACTCCAACCTTCATAATTGTAGAGTCCAAGCAGGGCATAGGCGAATGAGTCGTCATAAATTGTGTTTTCGTTTAAGCCAACGCGGTGCCAGTCGGCATCTCCATTCGGCGGTGGATCATAGTAAAGGTAGAACTGTTCAAAACCTGAACGGAAAAAGTCTATTGCGTCTGTCATCATTGTTTCGTATTTGTTCTTGTTTGCAGAATCATATTCGCATAGTGTTTTCAAGCCAATGAGTCCATAAAGGCATTCAACATCCATCTGTTGAAGCCATGCATCAGCGTCTGTGACGGTTCTTGCGAAACCGCCGTAATACTTGTCGTGAACACTAAGTTCGCTTGGTTTGTGTTGCATGTTGTAGAGGAAAGTGGCTCCAGCCAACTTAGCAGCATTCAAGTAGCCAACAGTGCTCGTTAGCTCGTAAGCCTTCAAAAGGGAAGGAATAACTCGGCAAGCGTCAACACTGTAGTAGTACGCGCTGTTTTCGTTGCTTCTAAAACCACCATGAGCAAGCTTAGCATCGTTTGTGCACTGTTGAGTTAGAATCCAGTTGGCAAGGTTCACGATTTTGTTGCTGATTTCTGTTCTTCGATCTTCGAACAGCTGGTCAGAATAGGCTTCGTAGAGGAAGTCGATGGCGAAGGCAGCGGCAAAAGCGGCTTTACCCCACTCCGTGTCTGGAGTGTTGGGCGGAATAACATAAACGTATGGTGCGTAATCCATGACAAACTGGTAGTAGGCTTGCGGAACAGTTGCCATGCTTAGATCCTCCCAACATAAGGTTGTTTCAAGCCGTTCAAGATTCGTTCAAGTTCAGTCTGCAAAACATCCAAGGGTGGCGCCTTGCTTAGCACGCTTACGTTTTGGTCTCCGATGCTGAAGCTTAAGCCAACAGCGGAGCCGCCAGTCAAATAGGAAATAGCGTAGATGGCAGCTAAGACTGTGATAAACTCCTTCTCAGCGTCAGTGCAATCGTCATAGTCTATTTCCTTGCCAAGCTCAAGCTCCAATGTAACTTCAGCGCGCTTGATCATCTTCAAAATTTTAACGTCTGGGACATCCGTGGCACTAACACTAATCACGTCACGAACATCATCAACAGACAC